AGCCTTTGAGGTTGCAATCTGAATTACTTCTTGCTCACTTCGTCCATAGTCCCACTCAAGTGTTAGGTCAGGGTCAATGCGCCTCAAAATGGGGTCAAAAATGTGTGTCTTGAAGTGATTAAGCGAGGTTTCGAGTCCTTGCTCCTGAGCCATACTAATTTGAACTTCTTGGCTTGATGATTGTAGTTGCCCCTTGTTATCACCAGCCCTTGGAGCTTCGTTTATCTCGCTTGGGTGCATGGAAAATACTGCACACGCAAGGTTGGTTAGCTTCTGTATGTAAAAGTCGAACAACATATCCTTATGGTTTTGACGGAGCTGGTGAACAGCAAGGTCTTGCGCATCTGGTAGCGCAATTAGGGGAACCTTGAACATGCCATCAATGCCACTCATGTTTGCCTGAAGGATATTCGTTAGGTCTGCGATGTGTTTATCATCATATGAACCCTTCATTGCCAGCAATACTTCTGTCATGTTTCCAACCTGGAAATACTTCAAGTTGGCGCTCATGGCCATAATCTCGGCCAAAATACAAAAGATTGCTTTTTCGGATAGCGACCTTGGATAACCAGCAAACCGAACATCTGTGCTCGGTAGAAATGGAGCAACAATCACCTGGCCCATTTTGAAGCCTCTGACTGGCTTTCCTGACAGCATGTATAAATATTCAGTCTCTTCTGTAATGTCTACATCATAAATATCACTTAATTGTTGCATGACCGAGCGCATACCTGAGTAATTCTCTTGCCATTTAGTATCAACTCCCATACGCGACCTTGATGTGAGGAATTTGATAGCTGCAAATGTTGGTATTAAGTTGGCTCCATCAATAGCGGAGAATGCTCGCGGTATGTCATACATGTCGGTGCCAATCTCAATAGCTGGTCTATTTATGACAAGATGGTCCTCCATCACCTTTGCCAAAAAGTCGTCCAAGCAAGGCTCAATCTGGTCAAAAACAACGCCTTCGTTCCAATAGGAAACCCAGGGAGTCATCAACATTTCTTCGGCTTCACGGCAAATATGTTTGAAGCCATCAGGCACCTTGAATTCATCATCTCCACCTCTTCGGTGCATCACCCTGAACCCAACCTCACCATGCTTTGTGGCCCTGGCGATTCTGGCAAACCTGGAAACCTGGAACTGGCGCTTTGACACAATTGCCGATAGCAAGCTTGACCGCTCTGCGATTTGCCTAAGCAGGCTGAAGCTGAGTGTTCCTCTCGCGTTGTTAGTGCCAGCAAACCCCTTTTGATATCCGCCGAAAAATGACGCGGCTCCATAGGCTTGTTCTGGAAGCCTTGGTGCCTGTGGTGAAATACCTAGTGCCATGTATTTGAGGACATCGCCGAACCCCAACGACCCTTGGCTTTGTTCTTTGACGTGTTTGTCCATTTCAGCAGGAGTCGGTACCGAGCGATCAATTTTATCTTTTGCCATAAAACTTCCTCTCTCATCATTCAAGCCTAAAACGCTTGATGTTTTGAGTTTAACGCGATTTTGAAACTTCCGTCATCTCTGCCCACATTGCTTTGTAGTATTCAGCCATACTTGACGACATTCCTGGAGTGGTCATATCTTCTGCTTTTTCCACATTCCCTGGTTCATACTGCCTTTTATCGAGGTTGAGGCCCGTCACCTTGAAGTCTCCAACTGATTTCATGGCACAGTAGCAATACACTTCCGCGTGGAAATAGTGATCTGGATCTCCCACCCAAACATAGGTGTTTCTTGACGCATCAAAAATGCGAGTGGGGCACATCATAAGTGCGTAATAATCTCCACCGTCTAGTGATTGTGCGTTGGCTGGTAATAATGATTGCTCTTGGTGAAACCCCCTATTTACCCTATCCATCAGCATGGTTCTATCTGCCGAAACAATCCTTGAATCATTGTTAACATTTAATTCAGTGAGGCCCGATGTGTATCTGCACATGTATCCCTTGCCTCTATACTTATCCACCAAATCCTTTGCTTTCCTTGTTTCTGGCATTGAATCAATAACAAAACAGCGCACATTGTACCTTGACATGAGTTCATCTATATCCTCAAACTCATGTACTGTGCCAGCAAAAAGCAGCCTTGTAGTCCCATCAGCCTGTGGTTCTCTAACAACAACGTGTAGCCTTTTACCAACATCAATGCCCATGATGCAAGCGGTTCCCGAAATTGGCATTAGATAGTTTCTCTTGCACTTGTTCAGCGTAACTGCGTTTAGTTTTGCTCCCTCTGCGGCATAAGTATCGCCCAAAATTGAGTTATAAAACACCTGCATCGCAACGTCATCTTCAAGTCCTTTTTGAAACTTGGTCCACATTTCATATATTTTTACATACACCGACATCATTTGATGAATGTGATAACCATGATGGTCTTGTATACTTGGATGTTTAGGAACCCACACTGATTGCTTAGTGAATCTGTCGAGCGGTTTTTGACACTTGATGCAAAAAATATGAATATCCCGCTCCATGCTCCTATCCCATTCTCTATCAAGAAGCATGTATTTTTCATCATCAGTTTGCATTACTACGTTCTTAAACCAGTCCATCTTTTGCCACTGTGAACATGATTGACATTTGACGAACAACGAACGCTGATCGCTTTCTCTATATGACCTATTTACTCCGTAGTTGTCCACACTAGGGTTTGACGCTTCATACTTAATTTTATGAGGTGAAGCGGTCATTCTGTCGTCAGCTTTTTCATAATTAGCCAGGTTGAATCGATCAACCTCATCGGAAACGATACAGTCAATTGGCTTTTCAATAAACGCTGTTGTTGAACCAGAATATACGAAAAAAATGGTGCCCTTGCCAAAGTGCTTTAATCCTCTGTTGGTGGCTACACCGGCTGCATCCTGGATCATCTTTTTGTAGTAAGGAACCCTCTTTATCAATGTATCAATTCGGTTTGCTACAAAGGTATTTCTTATATCTTCTTGCGGCAAAACATACATAACCTGTAGGCCTTGCTCCGCATAGCTAAACGCTGAAATAATAAGAAATTCTGACTTTCCTGTTTGCACACTCGACTGCATTGTTATTCTTTTTGCTTTATCTTTGTAAATCGATATCAGGTAAGGCTTGTCGTGAAAGGTCATTGGATCACCACGAATATTCTGGTGAAACAATAATGCGTATTTCAACCTTGGATATTGCGCCACTTCCTTATCTAGTTGCAGCAGCCTAGCAAGGTATTCTTTCTCAAAAATAATCCTCTCGTCCATTACGACTTTCGCTTTCGCTTGCCAGGTGGATAGATCCATTGTGATGTTGGTATCTTCAATGTCGATTCCAGATCAACAGTATCGATCATCCTACCACAAACGCGGCACTCCACTCGTTCCTTCTTTCCGATATATTGCGCATTGCAATTGGGGCATATTCCCCTTCGTTGCTCTATGACAATATATGTTTCAACTTCTACGAGTCCTTCTTGTGCCGCCACCTGTCATCCTCCAAACGCATCCTCGATGATGTGTCGCCCGTCTATCTCTTCTTCAGGCATGAGGTTCCCCGTTGGAACCTCGTTTGGGTCAAACCGAATGGTTTCTGTAACCTCTATGTAGCCAACTTCCTCGGTAGCCTTTTCAAACCTTTTTTCTTCTTGCGCTCTCTTTTTCGCCCACCGAGCTTGGGCCGCGACCCTCGCCCTCTCCTCGTTAGTCAGCTTTGGTTTTGGTGAACCAATAGCTCTTGCAAGTTGTTTCGTTACCGTGGAAATCGCGACCTTTTGTGGTTCTGCTGGTATTTTGTCATGGTTTTGCGATGGCTCCAACACCGACGACATATTGACGCCCATCGTTGCAATCATCTCGGTGAACAATTTTACGTCATTGCTGGTTGATAATTCACACTGAATAAAATTAACTTTCACCGTTCCCTCCTTGTATTATTCTTTTGCTTATTTCTGTAGACATCGCAACCCCGAACTAAAGGCGCATTTACTCATGAGGATCTAATTATTCTCTCTGATTTATTCTCTTGATTATCTTCCAACTCGTTTATAGCTCTTGCTGTTTCTATCGCCACAAACCGAATAATATCCGCAAGCGTTACGTTCCTATAGCCACACTCACAAATAACAATCTCTGATGGATTGTCTATGCTGAATTCCTCTTCAACTCGGCTTAATAAATCCTTCTTCACCTTTTCCTCCTACCGTCCCCACAAGCCGATGGGCATCCAAAAAATTCCTGGTCGTTCTTGCGTATTTTTGACCAAGGACCACATGACTTTCGACAGGACCAGCCTCTGATTTTCTGTCTTCATATTTTAATTCTTGATAAATAACCAGTGGCTTGTCTGATGCGAAAAATAGGACATCAACCGCGAGGGTGTACACGAAACTTTTTTTCTCAGTGTTTAGATAAACCTGACCAGCTAACAATTCTGGTTTCACGTCGTTCTCCTAAAAAACAAGCATATCCTAGTAAGCATGTGAAAGCTAGTAGCATCGACTAGCATGGTGGTGCATCTTCGGTTTCTTTGTCGGCCAGCTCTTCCATGAGGGTGTCTATGACCTGCGCCACTGCGAGCATTGGGTATTTCCCTTTGAGCTTAACCGTGACCCTCTCAACCAAGTGGGCGAAGCAGTAAGCACTATCCAGCACGAGGCAGGCATGGCTGTTGCAGAGCTTTCTGTGACATCGAGGCCAGTGAAGGCCATCAAACTGTGACCTCATGTGAACCCCTTTATCTGAACTGGTTCTGGCAGGAAATCTGAAAGTGTAGCCTTCGAGAGGCTTCTGTGTAAAAACATGTTTAGTTGAGCTGCTGGTGAGTCCATCCCAAACTTCAGCTCGCCCTCTAGCGCCTGATATATATCAATCATGCGTATATTTTCAGGCGATTTTCCAAGGAAAGTTCCTCCCGACCTTCCAGGTAGTATCGAGATAAGACCAACATCCTTGAGTTTCCTGATTGTGTCCATGTTAAACAGCGGCTTTATTCTCCCCCGTCCATTGTATAATGACACGAGTATTTCAAATGCCTCCTCGAACTGTGGAGTAAGTGGAGTTTTTATTCTCATTTCTGAGTGTCCTTCCAGTGGATTTTCTCAGCCATTGCGTCTGTTATTATTACTTTTGACATGCTGTGGTATGTGGCATATGCCATTAGCAGCTTGGCGATAACTATCTCGGCATCTATTCCTTTTTTCCTGAAAAACTCACGCTCGCCAACCTGGTGCAACATTGCATGAGCTTCGGCACTAAGAGGAACGCATCTATAATCGCTCGGTTTAATCCCTAGTCCTGCCAGACAATTCATACGAACATGATGGGCCAC